CCCGGATTCTCGCCATTGTCTTCGCCTGCCTGTTGAGCGCACTCGCGGGCGGCGGCGCCACAGCTGGCTTTGCCTTCAGCTACGCAAAAGCGCTGGGGGAAACAGATCTGGCGAACCTCAAAACCGAACAAGCGCAACAGGCCACAAAAGCGGCGAATGAAAGCCGGCTGTTGCTGCTTCAGCAGGTCGCACGCGTCAACGAGGCCGAAGCGCTTATGTACGCAACCATCGACCAACTCGCCGAAGAAAAACGTCAAATGCAGGAGCGGATTCCCCATGTCACGACCCAATACATTCCGGCGCCTGGCGCTGCGGCTAAGCCCGTTCCTCATTGCGTTTTCACTGCTGGCTGGTTGCGCGACTACAACGCCGCCCTCGGCGTGCCAACCCCAAGATCCGGCGCCGCTGACCCCGCGTCTGAAAACGCGGCCCGGCCCGCCCCCGGCACTGACGCCGAACTACTGGAAAGCGGCGTCACTCCGGCAGACATCCTTGCCCACGCTCAGGACTACGGCGAGTGGGCGCGTACCAATCTCGCCCAGCTCAATGAGCTGCTCGATTTACGAGAAAAGGACTGACGCCATATGGCTGTAGGCGACGTTTCGGAAGACGACAGCGAAGAGGCAGTAAGGCGCGTACGACAAGGCGAGATGTTTATCCGCTCAGGCGTTTCGGCCTACCGCTGTGAAACCTGCGGCGATGCGATCCCCGAGGATCGTCGCCAGAACGAACCGGGCACGGAACACTGCGCCGATTGTATCGACGCACTGAAACACTCAACACGGCGGGGCTTTCGATGAACATGAATGAAATGAACTTCGGTTTCCAGACCGTGCAATGGCTGATCCTGACGGTACTCGGCATCTACACATGGCTGACCAAACGCCAAGCGGCGAGCGCCCAAGAACTGCTGGAGCTGCGCACCCGGATCGTTGCGCTTGAAGAGCACGTGCGGCACCTCCCTGACCAAACCGCCGTGACCGATTTGCTGGGCGATATGAAGGCGGTACGCGCCGAACTGTCGGGGGTCAAGGATGCGCTTGGCCCTTTAGCCCGTTCGCTGGATCGGATCAATGACTACCTGCTGCGAGAAAAGACATGACCCCTTATTCCGACTTTCTGCGCCAAGACATGCGGCTGGTGATCCTGCGATTGTTGGTGGAAATGCCCGGCTACCGAGCCAACAGCTCGGTGCTGAACACGGCCCTCGATAACTTCGGCCATACCGCAAGCCGAGACCAGGTCAAAACCGAGCTGCAATGGCTGGCTGAGCAAGGCGCCCTCAGCATCTCTGACGTCGGCCCGGTGTTGGTGGCATCCCTTACCGAGCGCGGGCAGGACATTGCCGCCGGCCGCGCCCGCGTTCCAGGCATCAAACGGCCGGGGGCGTGACCATGGCGGGCAAATCCTCGATCAACCGCCTGCCGCCGATGGTCAAGGCGTACATCCAGAAGTTATTGCGTGATGACCGCATGACACTGGACGACATGCTAGCCGATATCCGCGCACGGTTTCCCAACGAGAAAGCGCCGAGCCGCAGCGCCTTGGGCCGCTTCAAGGTGGGCTTCGATGAACTGACCGAAAAGGCCCGTCAGCAGCGTGAGATGGCCGAGGCATTTGTGGGCGCGTTCGGCGAGGACTCTTCGGACAAGACCGGCGCGCTGTTGGTCGAAGCCATCTCGACGCTGACCTATCAGGCGGCCATGGGCGCGCATGAAAAAGATGAGGTCACCATTGCCGAAGTGTCGGCGCTCGCCCGCGCCGCCAAGGCCACCATGGAGGCGCGAACAATGAGCGTGAAGGAGCGCCAAACCATCGAGCGCGCCGCACGCGAACGCCTGCTCCGTGAGCAAGAGGCCGAACTGGATAGCGCCGTGAAGTCCAAGGGCATGACCGAAGACCAGGCCATGTTCTGGCGCCAGAAATTCCTGGGCGTGAAGCAATGAAACCCTCGGCCAGCACACTGCGCGTTGTCGAATGGGACGAGCTTCCGCCAAGCGTTCAACAGATCCCGGAAGGCTACAATCCGGTTGCCGAAGGGATTTTGATGGCGCACCAGGTGGACTGGCTGCGCATACAAGCACAGATCAAACTTTGCGAAAAAGGCCGCCGTACGGGCATCACCTTTGCTGAGGCGTTGGACTCCGTGATTACCGCAGCTTCGCAAAAGTCTGCGGGCGGCATGGACTGTTTCTACATAGGCGACACCAAGGAAAAAGGCCTGGAGTTCATCGGCTACTGCGCCAAGTTCAGCCGCGTGATGGCCGAGGCTCAGGCGTCCGGCGTCAGTGAAATTGAAGAGTTCCTGTTCGATGACCAGGACGAAACCGGCAACACCCGCCAAATCAACGCGTACCGCATCCGCTACGCCTCCGGCTTCAAGATCGTTGCGCTGTCCAGTAACCCGGCCGGCGTGCGCGGTTTGCAGGGCAAGGTGATCATCGACGAGGCCGCGTTTCACCGGGACGTTTCCGCCGTTCTTGACGCCGCCACGGCGCTCCTGATCTGGGGCGGCCGCATCGTCATCATCAGTACCCACAATGGCAAGGGCAACGCGTTCAACCAGATGGTCAACGACATCCGGGACAAACGCTACGGCGACAGCGCCGAAGTCTACCGGGCTACCTTTGACGACGCCGTGGCCAATGGCTTGTTTGAGCGGGTCTGTTTCATGGCCGGCAAGAAAGCTACCGCCGAGGACAAAGAGGCCTGGTACAAGAAGATCCGCAACGCCTACGGCCCGCGCAAAGCTCAAATGCGCGAAGAACTGGACGCCATTCCCCGCGACGGCAACGGCGTATGCATCCCCGGCGTGTGGATCGACGAGGCCATGCGCCCCGGCCGAATCGTTCTGCGCCTGGCGCTGCCAGACGACTTTACCCAGCAGCCCGTTCACCGCCGCGATGCCTATGTTGAGGACTGGATAGAGCGGAATCTGGCGCCGCAGGTGGGCCAACTCGCGCCAGATCTGCGCCATTACCTGGGAATGGATTACGCCCGCCACCGTGACTTCTCTATCGCCTGCCCGATGTCGGTCGACGAGTCGCGCCACCGGGACGTGCCCTTTGTCATTGAGATGCACCGCGTGCCCGCCCGCCAGCAGAAGCTGGTGCTGTTCTACACCTTGCGCCGTCTGCCTCGTTTCAGCGGCGCGGCGCTCGACGCTTCGGGCAACGGCGAAACACTCGCCGAGGAGACCGCCGACGAATTCGGCCAGAACCTCATCAAGCAGGTGAAAATCAGCCGGGCCTGGTATGGCGCATGGATGCCGAAATTTGTCGGGCTGTTTGAAGACAGCACCATCACCTTGCCCCAGGACGACAACCTGCACCAGGACGTGCGCGCCATCGAGACGGTGGACGGCATCCCGATGATTGTTAAGGCCCGTTCACAAGACCTCAAAGACCCGGATCTCTACCGCCACGGCGACTTCGCGGGGGCCGGCGCGCTGGCCAACTTCGCCACGCTGGAAGTCACCTCCGGCCCGGTGTCGGTCAAATCACGCCGCCCCCGTCAGGGCAGGCGCATTACTCAGGGGTTCGCATGAACAAGAAAGGTTTGTGGGTCAGCCCCACCGAATTCGTAAGCTTTGCCGACGCGAAGCGCAGCTCTACGCTCGATCAACATATCGCCACCCGTGGGCGCTCCAGCGCAAGCGGTTCCAGCGGCGTCAATCTGCCCAACCCTGACCCGATCCTCAAAGCACAGGGCAAAGACATTACGGTCTACCGTGATCTCCGCAGCTCGGCACTGGTCGGCGGCAACGTCCGACGCCGCAAGGCCTCCGTACTGTCACTGGAACGCGGCCTCAAGCGTGCCGATGCGCCGACCAAAGTGGAGCGCTTTATTCGCGATTGGCTCACCGACCTCGACCTTGACCGCATCATTCGCGAGCTGCTCGATGCGCCGCTGTTCGGTTATCAACCGGTTGAACTGATGTGGAAACCGGTGGGCATGAATCTGGTACCGGAAGACCTGCTCGGCAAACCGGCCGAATGGTTCTTTTATGACAAGGACAATGAACTGCGCTTTCGCTCCAAGGAAGCGGGCCAAGACGGCGAGCTTTGCGACCCGCAGCGTTTCATTGTTGCCCGGCAGGACGCTACCTACGCCAACCCTTATGGTTTCCCAGATCTGAGCATGTGCTTTTGGCCGGCGACCTTCATGAAAGGCGGCCTGAAGTTTTGGGTTCAATTCACCGAGAAATACGGCAGCCCTTGGGTCATCGGCAAACACCCACGCGGCGCCGCCGACAGCGAAACTGATTTGCTGCTCGATAGCCTTGAGGCCATGGTGCAAGACGCCGTGGCAGCGATCCCGGATGATTCCAGCGTGCAAATCATTGAAGCCGCCGGCAAAGCCGGCAGCGCCGAGGTCTACCGCGAACTGCTGGAATACTGCCGGAGCGAAATCAACGTCGCCATGCTCGGGCAAAACCAAACCACCGAAAAAGACAGCAACCGCGCCAGCGCTACGGCCGGCGCCGAAGTCACCAAAGACATTCGCGACGGCGATGCCGGCATCGTTGCCGCCTCACTGAATGCGTGCATTCGTTTGGTCGTCGACCTCAACTTCGGCTCCGACGTGGCGGCGCCGTTGTACGAGTTGTGGGAACAGGAAGAAATCGACAAGACGCTGGCTCAGCGCGACAAGGCGCTGACGGATTCCGGCGTGAAGTTCACCGATGCGTATTGGAAGCGCACCTACAACCTGCAGGACGGCGATCTCGTCTCGGCGGCGACCACCGTCGATTCGCCAGAGTTCGCCGAGTCGACCGTGCGGCCGCTGCTGGATCAGATTGCACTCGACCAGGCTATCGACAGTCTCCCAGCAGAAGCGCTGCAACAACAGGCCGAGCAGGCCGTTGCCCCATTCATCGAAGCCCTGCAACGCGCCCGCGATGACTCGGAGGCGCTCGGCCTGTTGGCCGAAACGTTCCCACAGATGGACGCGGAGACCCTCCAGCAACAGCTCACGAACCTGTTGTTCATCGCCGATACCTGGGGCCGGCTGAGCGCCAGCGCCGACCGGGAGGATTGACATGGCTGCCTCGGACAAGCGCCTCAGCCCGACCGACCTCAAAGCCATTTTTGGCCTTGAACCCGCGAAGGCAATTGCTTACCTCAAATTCAAGGGCTACGCGATTACCTGGAACTGGCAGGACATGCTCGACCAGGCGCACGACCAAGCCTTCACCGTCGCCAAGGCTATGCGCCTCGATCTGCTGTCCGACATTCGGGCGGCGCTGGAAACCGCGCTACAGGACGGCCAGACGCTCAAGCAGTTCATCACGAATATGCAGCCGACACTGGAATCTCAGGGCTGGTGGGGGCAACAGGTCATTGTCGATAGCGAAGGCGTTGGCGAGCTGGTGCAACTGGGCAGCCCGCGCCGGCTCAGGACGATCTACCAGACCAACCTGCAAAGCGCCTACATGGCCGGCCGCAAGGCGGAGATGGAACAAACTACCGAGACGCACCCGTACTGGATGTACGTGGCCATCCTCGACGGCAAGACCCGACCAAGTCACCGGGCGCTGCACGGCCAAGTGTTCCGCCACGATGACCCGATCTGGTCGGCGATCTTCCCGCCCAACGGGTTCAACTGCCGTTGCCGCGTGGTTGCATTGACCGAGGCGGCCGTAAAACGTCGAGGCTTGACAGTCGTTTCGAGCGCCGGCCGGTCGTTCACCGAAACCGTCGAAACCGGCACGGACAAGCGTACCGGTGAAATCAGAACGGCCACGGTCACTGGCCTGCGCACCACCGATGCCGAAGGTCGAGCAATTACCTTTCGCACCGATCCAGGCTTCAACCACGCGCCGGGAGCCGGACTGGCCGAAGCATTGAGGCGCAAAGAAGCGGCAGCATAAGAGGCACGCCATGATCACCGTAGATATAGAACACCAACGCCTGCAGGACGCTTTGCGCAAAGTCGAATGGGCGGTTGGGGATCTTGCGCCGCTGATGCGCAGCGCCGCCGCCGAGCTGCTGAGCCAGACCGAAGAGAACTTCGAAAATGAGGGCCGGCCCGACTGGGCTGACTTATCGGATGTCACCACCGGGCGCCGGGAAAAAAGCGGCAACTGGCCCGGCCAGATCCTGCAGATCAGTTCGGCGGGGTTGGCTGCATCTGTCACCAGCGCGGCAACGGATAGCTCAGCGCTGGTCGGCAGCAACAAGCCCTATGCGGCGATGATGCACTTCGGCGGGGACAAATCGGAGTTCCCGCACCTGTGGGGAGATATCCCGAGTCGGCCGTTCTTGCCGATGGACGCCGAAGGAGTGATTCAGCCCGAGGCAGAGGAAGCGATTCTAGAGTTGGCTCTACATCACTTGCAGAAAGCCGCACGGCTGTAAGCCTTCAGACGGGCTCTGAAGCGGTTAAAGCTGCCGTGCATTAATCATACGAGGGGCAAAGCGCTGTAAACGCTTTATAAATCGCTTCAGAACTACAGCGTGCGCTACCCCTCGATCTCTTTTTCTTGTCCCCGCTGATTTATCTCCCCGATCAGCAAGTTTACGGCTTCCGCAAGCCATGCATCGCCGTCCAAAAGATAGCGTTTGACAGTGGGTAATTGAGTGAACGGTTCCTCATCGATAGCCTTCGGGTTGTTGAGTACCAGAACAACGGGCCTAGAACTTGCGATTGTTGAAATAACCAACAGGCTCGCCTGTGTGACCTCAAATTCCTCGCCTATCAACATTACGCAGCAATTCGTGCTCACGCGAGAAAACACGTTATCGCCCACTCCTTTTAGCTCACCCACTGCCGACACTGAATGGGAGTGTATGCAGGCAGATCTCAACGATGCAGCGAGCATTTCTCCATCACTGGGGCTAAATCGCTTTCCATTCAAATTCAGTATCAGGCATGTGAAAGCTGACCAAACCTTGTAGTCGTAGACACCTGGCTCAAGATCGTCCCTGTTCGAGCAAGCGGTAACAAAACTGCTTCCGGCGCTGGAAATCTTGTCGTTCTCCACCATTCCCTTGGCTTTCAGGTTCGCAACCGCAAGAGTTTCGGATATTTGATTGGGGTGGTAGTCAAGAA